ATCAGAGATATATCTGCTCCAGCCTGTCTCTCGGCCAAACGAGATCCAAAGTCCTGACCTCTTAAAGCAGATGCTTCAGCTAGGCTTGCCAATGGGTCTGCCGCTCTTTGTGCGAGGTTAAGCTGTAAATCTTGATACTGTGGATCATACTGCTGGCGGACTCGAAGTAATCGGTCCTGAAGTCCTTCATCTGCCATAGCTCCGACATACTCCCTTGCAGATTTACCAGCATCAAATTTAGGTAAAGGTGGAGCTTTTTTCCCGCCCCCAAATAATTTATTAATAAAGAACGATGGGACTCCCGAAGAGTTTACTGGCTCTCCAGCCCCACCGGCTTCCCTGAGCATATCCGCCTCGTCCTCGTTAATGTATGCCAATCCTTCCCCTTGTGGGGCGGCCATGTTTAGAAGAGTTGCCGCTTGTTTGAGCGGATCTTCAGGTGCATAGGATTTCATCCCTGAATCCATCATCTTTCCGCTTGCTCCGGACATTCTTAAAATTTCTCTTTCGGCTGGATTGATCATGGCTAATTCCTCGTCCTCAAGATTTTGAGCTTCATATCTTTTCATGGCCGCATCAAAGCCTGGATCTTTTACCGACCTCTCGGTGAAAATAACGCCTGAGTCGGTTACTTGTCGGCCGAACTGATCGGTGTATGTTTTTGGTGAGCCTAAATTTAAAAGCCTCTCAATAAGTCCGTAATTTTCGTATTCTTTCATATTTTAAGATGCTGATATAGTTGATCCTAATGTTGCTATTACTTTCCAAGCACTGCCGTCATACATTGCCAAACAAGGGTTACCCGCATTACCATTAGAAACATAAGCAATATTGCCAGTTAAAGCTCCATCATCAGCAGTTAAAGCATTCATCTGAGCTACTGTGCCGCCAGCTATTGCAAGGTTTCTTCCAAAGATTTGAAGTGCTTGAGTACTAGGTGAATCTTGAAAACCAAACCTTAAGGCTTTTTGGTTAAGGGAAATAGCAATTTCAGTGGGAGTGCCTGTCTCATCTGTATCCTTAATGAATAATTGAGTAGCAGCGCCCTTCAGTTTTACTTTTGTAGCAGTTAGATCAAAATCAGGTACTCCTTCAGCAGTTGCTTCATTTAAAGTTCCTAGACCTAAACCACCATTAACATAGTTTAATTCAGTATCTGTTGAGCTAATTTTAGCTGAAGTGACAGCTTCATTAGCAATTTTTGCAGTAGTTACACCATCCGTTGTACCTGTTGAATCCGCTATATTAGCAGTCAGAACTGCATTTGAATCCAACTTGGCTGATGTAACTGCTCCGTCTTGGATTTTATCAGTTATAACGGAGTCCGCCGCCAACTGTGTAGATGTAATCCCTAGGTCTTTTACTTTCAGCTTGCTCGAACCAAGGGTCAAAGTTGAATCGTCTGTGGTATCACTAGCCGAGGTAAATGTTGCCAAATTGGCGATTTCGTTAAGTTTGGAGGCCGTTACCTGATCTCCGCTACTAAAAGTCTGTCCTGTTGTAATTACTCCCATTTTTTTAATCTCCTATGAAATACTGGTTGTCGAACGATCCGTTATTCGTGCATCTATTTTGGCGGCCCGAAGATAGGGTCTGCCCTCTGTTGGTTGAAAGTCTGCCTGAATCCCAAAGCCTCTTTTTCTAATCCCCAGCCTGATCGATGAGTCTTCATTGGCCGGTAAGGTTGAACCAATCAAAGAAGAGACCAATGTGGACGAAGTGGTTGAATCGGGGTCTTCAGTTATGAAACTGATGTTACCATCCGTAATTGTTTCCTCACCGCTCTTAATATGAAACTCTGCACGGCTGAACATCTTTCGGTCCAATTGATCGGCATCGTATTGGCGAGTGGTAATCTGAGAGACTACTGGTATTGTCTGAGAGACCGCTTGGCCGGCAGTCAGCGAAACCACATCCCCGCCCTCAAATCCATCCACTTTATGCACCCCGCCTTCTTCAGTCGATAAGTATAAAGCATTCTGTGCCCCTTCCCGACCGACTAATAATTCACGAATTGCAAACTTGGTTGAATTAACAGTGTCAATGCTTTCAAATCCGCCATTAATGAAATTGTAAACAATTATGGTATTAAGTTTTGTGGCATTGCCAGCACCCACTGACGAATCAATCGGCAATGCAATCCAATACCGGTTGTTGAAATAAACTGCACAGCTTAAATGGGCATAGTCCTGGTTTATTCGGTCTATATAAGGCTGGATGGTTTCGGAAATTGGTGTGCCTGTTCCTCGTAAATTATATTCATCGAGAAAGGTTATTCCGTAAATCCCTTGGTCAGATAAGAACATAATCTGATTTGCCACTTGGACCACTGACTTTCTTGCCGAGCATCCGATTTCAGTCGTTACCACATTGGATTTTACATCCGCTAGAGATCCGCTGATTCCAGTCATCAGATGAATGGATTTTCTGTTAAATATTACCAGACTATCCTTGGTAAAGGGAGTAAGCTGCACTGTGAAGTCACTTTGTCCGGCAGTCGGTCTGAACTGATTTCCGATGACATCGAATGTATTAAAATCCATGATATCCGATGCCACGATTTCATCTCTTATTTCTCTATCTGCTGGCGTAGTGGCCGATGTGTACCAATATGGAAGCCATAGCCTTCTTTCGTGAACCACTCCCCAAGGGGCGGCGGGCTGATGAATAAATCCTTTTCCGATGGCCAATGGTTTGGATACTGTGAGACTGGCCGATCCATCCACCACATTTAAATTAAATGTAAACTGATTAACTGTGGGGGCTGATGTTACTCGGACTGATTGGTCCACTGATCCATCGAATGGAGATGCTCCCGCCTGAATGGTTAAAGTATCCCCAGCGGATAGGCCATGAGCGGTGACATCCATTGTGACCTCCCCGTTGGAGGCTGTCGCAGTTGTGTCCGTCAGATATACCGGTGCGGTATAAGTCCCATTTGCCACTTTAGTAAAGTCATCAAAATATTCAACCTTTGCTCCTGACACATTAAAAGTAGCAGTCTGTTCGGTCTCTTTAGTTACTGTAAAACTTGTTAAAGATACAACAGTTTTAACCTGGTAACAGTCATTGGGATTTTCCGTATAATTTCCAAATCCGCTAAGAGTTACAAAATCATTTACCACTCGGTTATGATCTGAAGATGTATTAACTGTAATTGTATTTCCAGTCTGAGAGGCAGAAGATACTTCGATCAGATTAACTTTTGGGGATGCCTCGAGGGTTGTCTGATTTGTCCGAAAGATAAACATCTTACCGAGTCCCTGAGTCAGGTTAACAGGTCCATCCACGGACTCCCCACCCCCGTCATACCGGCATTTAAAAAGTGCGGAGTCCTTCAAACGAAAAATTATACAGACTGTATCGGTTGCAGTTAAAATATAATCATCGGAATCGGATGCCGCATCGGAGAAAACTGCCGATCCGAATACCTCATTTACTCCATCATCGTTGAGGGTAAAGTTTAAAGTGGTTGAGATTGCAGTTCCAGCAGAAACCACGGATGTGTTCCCTACTCCCTCGCCGTTAATACTGAATACAGTATCACTTCCAGCGTTAGCATAAGTAATGGTTTTAGTCGTAAAATTTACCGAAGCTAAAGTCTGTGTTCCGTTTGCCGAGGAGTCCAGGTCGGCCACATGAATATTATCTCCTGGTATGAAAGAAAGGGATGGAGTTTCATTTAAAACAATGGTTACAACTCCGCTATTTCTTTGAGCCGTTTGAATAGTGTACGGCAATCGAATTGAATTTGCACCCGATGTGATTGCTCCAAATAAAGTGGATAATCCCTTTCGGGGTTGCCATGTCCCATCATCATTCATTCGGCCATTCTTAGACAGAGCGACCTCACCAGGCTTCAACTGATTAGGGCGAAGTCGGGCATTCATCCGCAGAAAGAAGGTATCGCCTTCAGTGATGAATTTATCATCGAGCTTTCCGTATGAACGATACCGGCTCATTTCTTCTTAACCTCCTGATAAAGTTTTATGGACATATAGACCAATGTCACCAGTCCGACCGCTATTCCGATCATTGAGTCAAAGGTGGATAGACCAAATGTGGCCGCCGTCCCGCTCATTCCTAATACTGATGCTCGATCAATCATCATCTGCGGGGGGATGGCCCAAAATAAAATCCCAAAATACAAGGGAGGATCGTGAGGTTTCCCATAAGGGAGATGTGTCCAGTAGAAATTGTGATTGGGTCTTGGCTGGCTGGCCATGAGACAATGCCGAAGAGGAACTCGGTCCTACCTTCGCCGTTTGCATTGGTAAAGGTGACGAGTTCTTGGGTCGGGAAGAGTGTACACAGGACAATACAAGCACACATGGAACTAACGCCAATAGTCGCCAATAATTTTCTCGTCTTTGAAGCCGTTTCTGCCTGGCCTGAGTTTGCAATTTGCTCTTGTAGTTTAAGAAAGTTTTCATTCCCCCTACTCTCTCGAGCCATATCCATATCATACTTTTGCTTGCGGCTCTCAAAGACCATACCAAACACGCCTTTAAGGATCGCACCCATCGCTGTACTACCCCCGCCGGTAAGAAACATTGCAATAAGTTCACCCATTTCATTTCCTCTCCATCTTCTCGAAGATTTTCTTAATATCTTCCCGCCGGTCCTCGCAGACTTTAGTCAGATGATCGATGTCCTTAATTTGTCCGGCATGGGAGATTTCTATTTGTCGAACCCGTTCCTTCATGTCATCAATCTCCCACTTATTACGCTTGATAAAAAATGCGAGGATGGAAAGAGCGACCCCCAATCCGGCAAACATATAGTGTGTAATATCCATGTCACTTCTCCACCTTATCCCGAAGCCTATCCAACTCTTTTTCTAAATAGTTTAGTCGCTCAAACTGTTGAAAGTCTGAAGTTATGGGGGCGTCTTGCATTTCGACTAAATGATCAAGATCCGCTTTTGCTTGTTCTGCAAACTTTTCTAAGTGCATCATCCTAGCAGATAAATCTCCTAGCAAAGTTCCTTCGTGCTGAACTCTTCCCAGGCTATTATCAAGTTCGTTAATCTTATTCCAAATGACGGAGTAGCCCCAAACACAAGTGCCAACAATGGCGATAACTTTCGCCATGAATGCCAAGTTTGCTTTAACCTGTACATTTTCTCCGACTTCAGTTGCCATTAGATAGGATCAGGATTAGTCCACTCGTCTGTTGCTAAAATATCAAGTATCTCAGAATGGGTATACTCAGTCTTGCCCCATAAAAAAGATGGTTGTCCGTCTTCGTACCGTGCTAGTATCTTTGAACCATCTAAACTCTTTCGACTGTAGGATTCGTCAATGTCAACAAGTTGTGAGAAGTCAAAGTTTCCTACATCCAAAGTATCTGCTATAACATAAGTTCTCATAATTAATATGGTTTGTCAGAGGTACTAAAAGTTACCCCATTGTTGGTTGCATTATAGTTTCCGCTTTCATCATTTGCATTATTTTCAAAACGATAAAGAGCAAGTAAACTCTCATAGCTTTTATTTGTATATATGTTAGATACTTCTGTTGCAGTTAATTCTCTATTAAAAACAAAAGCCTCATCAATAAAACCAGGGAAATAAATATTACCAAAATTCCTACGACCTATTGCTAAATTTGTAACTGATTGTGCGTTTAATAATTGCTGGGAGGTACTACCATCCGCAATCCCATTAACATAAAATTTTCCTGTTCCTGAACTACTTACAGTGTAAACAACATGATTCCAATTTGTCATCGTGTATGTTGATCCTGATGTTAATATCGCACCTCCACTAGACCTAGAAACAGCTCGAAATTGAGAGAGAGAACCATCCACCCAAAATAACATGGTTCGATTTGAATCTATCCCTGACCCAAAAATAGGTAAAGAGGCTCCTGTAGAACCATTAGTTTTCACCCACGCACCTAAAGAGTAAGCTGTACTAACTAAATTTCCTGATAAGTTAGATATACTAAAAGAATCCCCAACCCCATCAAAACTGCCAGAATAACTATTAGAAGGGAAAGATTGGAAAACTCCATCGCTGTTATAAGTCTGCCAATCAGTTCCGTCCGAAACTTCAATCGCATCCGTGTCCGATCTGAATATACAAAGACCTGTGTTGCTTGATGCAGAGGGTCTGTTAGCTGATGTATAACTTGTTAAAGTACTCATAATTAATTCTTATTAAATAAAATCCATTTAGAACCTGTCCATACATACAGTTTGTCCGTGTCTTTTGCGTGGACGATGGTGTATTGTGGTGCATCTGTTTGACCTGTAAACTCAGCCTCAGTATCAAACACTTGTATTGTAGGAAAAGTAAGAGAGTCATCAAATACTGAAGTAAATGCAGGACTAGCTACTACCCCTAAACCAAATGTAGGAAGAACAAACATTCTTAGGAAGCTGTGTCTCCAGCTAGAACAAAAGTGTCAGCGGCATAAGCTAATAAACTAGCGACTCCGTACTGAGCGTTGATCTTTGTATGCGACTGTCTGTTATTGATCGTAGTACTAGATGCACTAAAGCTAACTTGACCTGCACCCTTTTGAACGAACGAACAATTAAATCCAGCACCTAATCCGCTTGGTACAGTAACAGTTACTGCTGATGCCTTATTCATAACTACGACTTTTCCATTGTCACTAGCTAACAAAGTGTAGTCGTCTGTTTGGTCATTTATACTAGCATCGAAGCCTGAGATTGCAGTTCCATCAAAGTTGCCATCTGTTAAATCTCCAGCAGATACACTCTGTAAAGCTGAGTTTAGTTTAGTTTTATCTCCATCTACGAATGCTCCTTCGGATGGTTGAAGTTGGTATGAGCTAAGGTCTTGGTCTCCTGTATTCGTACCGCTCAAGTTGCCAAGGTTTGTAATGTCAGTAGCTGTAACAAACTTGTTAGTGGTTGAAGCGTCACTAATGTCATCTGCATCTAATACTACTACACCTGTTGCTGAGTTAACACTTTGTATGGGAGCTTGTCCCATTAAATTGGTAACGGTTACTTTCTTTGTTGTTGGTGTACCTGCTACATCGTCAACTATTGCTAGAATATCTGCACCTGCTGGACTAGGTAGATCGGTAAGTTCTGTAAATTTCTTGTTAGCCATATCTATAAATGTTAAAATTCAAATTCTAAAAAAAATCCATCTTCAGTCTTCATAAACGCACCCGCCTCAGTCAGTAACACCAAGTTTGGCCCAATAGGTACTGGTCCGACTGCGTTGTCCGCATCGGTGTCACCTATAAGAAGTCCTAGACAGTTAAAGGGCATTATTCTTTATAGGCTAAACAGGCTCCGCTCGCTAAAGTGAAGCTGGTGCATTCGCCGTAAATTACCTGACCCTGTGCGAAGGATGTTCCGTCCGAAATCAGAGCAGATACATTCTCTACCTTACCGGTGTATGCCGAAAGAACGGAGTCCTCGGTGAATTGAATTGATGTAAAATTGCCAGTGTGGGCCGCTGTATCATTGGCGTATAAACTTCCGCCGGCTCCCATAGCATTTCCGATATTTACTGATCCTAGTCCCATAATTATGTAGTAGTTAAAATGTTTACTCCGAACGAATAGCTCGGATATGTATTGACCGATATTTTATTCATCCCCTCCAGCCTCTCGACTCGGTCGATTTCGAGGGCTAAGGTTTCTTCTGCCATCTGCTCCTGTTGGACCGCTTTTTCCAATTGGCCATCTGCCTTGTAAAAATCAGCAACAGTTGCGAGTAGTAAGTATCGCTCGAGGAATCGTGGAAGGGTTGAAGTCTCCCCTACTCCATCCCCATAGCTTGACGGGGTTACCTGGTTACCCTGAACGAAAACAGATGTGTCATTAGCATCCGCCTTTAAAATTAAATACCCATTGATCAATTGATATTCCAATTTAATCGCCTGGCGATCTGCCAATGGGTTTTTATTGAAAACCGCAAAGACATCCATGATGTCAGAGTCGTTATCAATCTGAACTGCTTTGTCCGCAACCAATGGCGAGGTAATTGCCGCCACTGATTTTTCTTTCAGTGTCATCAATTCCGGCCATTGTGCCCGTGTCCATGCTCCCTTGACCCGATCATTCAATGAGTTCTTAAATGCTGTCTCCTCAACCGAAAGCAAAGAGTCCACTCCGATGGCCGAAGTAAATCTATTTTTAAGCTCGGTGTAGGTTACAGTTCTCACGATCCAATAACTGTCTCAGGATTCTTTTTTGCGAAGTCACGGCGATATTCCGAATCGGACATACAACCAGGTCGCTCCTGTTCATGCCTTAAAAAAGTAGCGGAATCGATTGCGGAAACTAAACGAAAGTCACCCGAACCTTTTACCTGTTGGGCGGCCTTGCGTGTTTCCAATGAGCGTTTCCGATAGCCGGCTTTTTCACGCTCGGCATCCCGCTCAACTTTTTTCGATAAGTAGTGGGCCATCTCCTCACCGGACATTCCACCACTTCTTTTCCCACCTTTTACTATGATATTAAGACTCATATTTTAAAAAGAAAAAAGGGGGACCGAGCTAACCAAAAGAAACTCGATCCCCCCACCACACTAATCAAATATAGATGAAACTATATAAACTTAAACTATACTGCCCAATGCTCTCGGGTTAGTTACCCTCAAGGTAAGCATCGCCTCAGAGAAGGCCCGTTTTCCAGCACCATTGTCAGGAAGATCCTGAATTGTGATACCTTCCAAGAATTTCAAGCTAACAGTGTCATCACCTGGTATTAAGTAACCACGATCTGTGTTAACTGTACCTTCAACTGTATCAGTACCACTTGCAGAACCATCCACACGACCTAAGAAGAGATCCGGAATGATGTTTATCGTAGAGTAGTCAGATACATAAGTGAGGATCGAACGAACAAGAGTTTTACCACTTACATCCTGATCGAAGCTAAAGTTACCATCAGCAACTGTTGAACGAGTGTAATCAGTAATTTTGTTCATTACTGCTGGTCCGCAGAAAAGGTTATATGTACCTTTAGAACCGGCGGCAGTGTAAACAGCTTGAAGCAATCCACGGAAAGCAGATTCAGTCAAACTAGCAAGACTTACACGGGAACCACTTACTGCACGGAATGCTTGCTTAGCACTTGTGTCGAAAGTATTTCCAGTCGCAGTCGGGTCAGACCAAATACCAAGTCCACACATCTTAGCGGCGGCAGAACTTGATCCAACGGATTGGTCGTTACCTGATCCGATGCCAGTCTCGATTGAGCGTTTTAACTGCAATAAACTTTTAGCCTGTGAAGCGGCAAAAAGAGATCCGCCAGGAGCGACATCGACCATCTCAGCCTGTCTTGAGACAGCAAACAAATCACGGAAAGTTTGTACTCGATTTCCGAGCCTCTCACGAGTATCTATTAAGTTTGCAAAAGTGCTTCCACCAGCAGAGAGTGTCAAATCAACGCCATCGATAGTTCCACCGATTTCGGGATTTGCAAGCGAGTCAACTAGCCACTCATTAAGAGTTGCCTTTGGAGCGGCGGATTGGGAAAGCGTAGAATACAGAGGTGTTTCTGTCGGTTCTACAGTCTTTAAAACATTTTCGAGGTTGGTTTGAGCGCCTTTATTGGCGGTTACATTATAAGATGTTGCTAGAGCCATTTTCTTGAGTCCTTATTTTGAAGTTTTATAAATTTTATTCCGCTAGAAATGCGGCTAGATCATTTTCCGAGAGTTGTTTACGCTCCAAAATCTTTTGTTTATTTGCAGTCTTTCGAGTGGCTGAAGTTTGAATCGGTGGGCTTGAATCACCCATCGTTGGGGGAGGTGCTTTGGCTACCTTCTTGGCTTTCGGTTTGGCCGTCTTGGCCGCCTGATCCGCTTTAATCGCTTCCACCCCTCTTACGAGTGTGGCCGCTATAAAGTCGCCATTCGGTAGGGAGTTCAGAACATTTGCATACTGACTTTTTAACTGGTTAAAAACGCCACGGCGTTCTTCAGCTTGGTCGGTATCCACTTTGTCCGAAATCCACGGATGAGCATTAATCGTATCCTGTTGCCATTGTGCGGCTGACTGAAGATATTGCGCCCTCTCGGGGATCTTCTCTGACAAGTATTCTTCGGCTTGGGTTAAGACACCACGAATATCATCATCGCTGTACTCTTTCCCGCCGGATTCTACATAGTCACGGCCAATATTTTGGAGTGCCCATTTCTTGGCGGCAAGTGCTTCCTTTCGTAAAGTTTCCAATGACTGAAAGTCATTTACTTCTTCCAAGGCTGGCTGACTGGGTTCCGATTGCTTCTGCGGATTGGATTTTAAGGCTTCAATCTGAGCTTGTAATGCTTCGGCTGTTTCTTCGGCGGTCTTTGCTCGAGCAGTCAGTTTATTGACTTGTTTGAGCAGTTTGCCAACAGCTTTGGGCGGTTCAGCTTCGTCCTCTGTTTCCTCTCCCTCTTCAGCTATCTCCTCCGTTTCCTCCTCCTCTGATTCCTCAGACTCGGTAGACTGTAAAAGAACATCTTTATCCTGGTCGGTATCTGCATCTGCGGTTGTGGTCTCGGGACCAGGCTCCACTTCAGATTCCTGTTTCGCTTCACTCTCCTCAACTTTATCGACAAACGATGCTGTCAACTCCTCAAGGGTCGTAATGCTTTGCGTTGGTTGTATTTCTGCTTCCGTTGTTGTACCCGAAGCCTCGGTCAATTCTGTATCTGCCATGTTTTCTGCGTTTAAAGTTCGCACTCTTGCGTTAATCTGCACATCGATATGATGCACCGATTAATATTTTACATGGGGGTCGGGAATAATTTTCAGGAAGTTTTAAATATTTCCCAATTTTCCCTAAACTTCTCGTGTTTGGCTTTTGAGTCCTTTACATGGGGATAGACGGCGATTGTTACAGCCCCATCAATGGCCATGCACGGAATTAGATACCAAATCCGAATGTCATCGCAGTAGACTGCCACCACATCGACCTTTGTGCAGTCGAGGGGCTTCTTTACGGCACGGCCAGTGGTACATGAAAATTTGTACCGCCGAATAGCCCGAGTCTTATCGCTTAGTTTAGCTTTTTCAGTCCCTTTTATCTGTACATTAAATTTTTTACCGGCCGCATTTACCACAATGCAGTCTTGTGGTAAGTGATCACCGAGCGGAGTAAATACTTCGAGGCCGTGCCTTAAAGCCTGAGTAAAAAATTCCTGTTCGTAAATATATCCAAGTCGTTTAGTCATCTAATGGGATGTCAGATTCAAAACCAACAACATCCTCATCCAGCCATTCCTCGACATCGTCGATAGCAATTTTAGCAAGTTCCATATCATCGATATCGCTCTCCTCGATCCAACGATCAAGTAAAGCACGATGAGCATTTTTAAACTGCTGGTGGGGTGTCAGCTTCGGCATTTTCTAAACTTTCTATGATGCGAGTAAGTCCAGCGATCTCTCCCGACAGACGGGCAAGTTTTTGGGGATTATCCACATGGGTATAGTCCTGAAAATCCACAAGGCACATATCCCTTTGCTCTTCGATAAATTCTTTTACGACTAACCATTCAGTCTGTTCACCCAATCCAGCGATTGCGTCTGCTAATTTCATTTTTTTCTTCTTACTGGTTTTACTCTTCGTCCCATCCCAACCTTGGATTTTTCAGCCTTCTTGCGTTTTAACTGACTTTTACTCATCTCCGATTTGGTTTTAGGTGTTTTACTTGAAACTCTTTTTGTTGGGCGGCAGTATTCATTCTTTCCGCCCTGTCCACATGGTTTGCCGGTTCGTGTATCTTTCCATTTCTCAGCACCCCATCTTTTTAATGAAGATCCAGCCGTAGACTTGCGAACCTGTCCTTTGGACTTCCGACATTTGGCAATCTGTTGCGATGCTCGAGCAGATGGAAATACCTTTACCCGAGCCTTTACCTTCTTATAGCAAGCATCCTTTGGCATCACCATTTCCGGCAAGACCAATAGCCCGCCGTTAGTTTTGATTTCTTTTGATCGCACTTATGCCTAGCTCGAAAAGATTTACGAGCATCAGGATTAGATTTACGGATTTTCATGTTTGCATCCCCGTAACGAATTGTTCTTGTCTTGCCATTTTCCGATGCAAGTACGACAAATTTCTTCTTCCCATATCCTGGCTCGCCCTTTCGGATGCGCCTAGGGGAATTTACCTTGGTAGGCTTACTCACTTTTTCTTTTTCAGCTTTTTCTTACGAGCCATTGCTTTAGCTTTATTAGAAGGTCTTCCAACCTTTGATCCGTATGTTCCTTTTCCGTATGGCATAATATTTCCTTTTGTTTAAGCGGCGATTGAGGTTCCTGGTACATTGCCAGGAGCAGTACCTAGCTGTCCAATTAGCTTGTTTTTCTGTTGCATTTGCATCATCTCTAGCTGACCAGCATATGTCTGAAGTCTCTTTGCAAAGTTCTCGTCTTCTTGCATCCTCTGTTGGACATCGGTTGCCGGTACTTCGGGTGTTCCTCTGAGGTACTCTTGCAACTTCTGTAAACGAAGGTTTGAATTTACACCCTGTTGAGGGACATTTACTACCTGACCCGATGCGATTTTAGCGATGTCAGCAGAAGTTTCCTGAATCTCTTTATCAGTTGCCTCCTCAACGGGGGCTATAAGTTGGCCGGCAAGATTAGGATCAATAGCCTCAAGAACTTTTCGGAGATAAATATCAAAGCGAGCTTGACCGGATCGATCATACTGAGCCATTAATTTACCCACTGTATCCAATTTCTGAAGAACTTTTTCCTCGTCCTGATTCATTGAGTTCCAAGTGATATTAAAATCATAAATCTCAGCAGTCTCATCCAACATGAGCATTGCACCCTGTTCGTTATTTGTGACTCTGAACCAAATTTGCGGACCGCCATATGTTCGGTCCAAGCACCATACACGATTTAAAATCTGTTTGAATCCATTAAGCCATTGATTGACCAAGTGCTGGCGAATACTGTTTGCCTCAACTGCATCCTCGGCAGATGTTGCTCGACCGGTTATCTTGTTGGCGAGTTGTCTGATCTGCATCTCCACTTCCATTGATGCGGGTGAGTATCTTGGGATCTCTGCGAATCCAAATTCTCCCCTCCTACGGACAGGTAAGTGTGCCCCCGGACCAATCCGTTCAGGACGGCGGCCTTGGACATATTCGACTGGAGGCATTGTACTCATGGATGCCCTATCACGCCTTGAGTCCATCTCACTTTTTACACAGGTTTGATAACTCTTCAGAAGTTCGGGGTATCCTCGAGAATCAAGCAGTCGGTGATTTAAATTTTCCCTGGTGATGCAGACAAATGGATAACGACCTTCATCATATTCCATTGGACTGTGAAAACCATGACCCTCGACTTCATCAGCCCAGCAAGTAATTGTGCAAATAGGTACATCATCTTCATCCAATTCCTTACGATAAGTTGTAATGACCCGAACCATTCCCTCGTAATCCTGTTGGCCGTAAAAGTTACCGGTGTCATAAGACATGAGATCCGTGGAATAACTCTCCTCAGAATAAAATCCTTTTGAGTTCTCTATCAGTTCCTCTATCCATTTTTTATCCCATCCCTCATTCACTTTCTGCATGAGTGCTTCAGGAGAATAATAATGAATGCAGTGGATGCTTCGGGCTGATTCCAAATCAATTACATTTGAATCGATAATAATCTCCCTACCCAATTCATAAGCCTTAATAGCTGGGCGATTAACCACCGCCTTTTCTGTCGGAACTTTGGATACTCCCTTATTCCTAAGCTCATTAAGCATCTTCCGAACTCTCCGCTTTTTCAAGTTAGGGAATAGCGGAAAGAACATCTCCTCGACTCCCTCTTTCATCTCAGGGTCCTGGATTGCCATTGCCAGCTCGGGCGACATCTGTGCTATTTCCTCAAGGGTTATATCCTTAAATACTCGAGTGGTTTCCCTCTTCCAGTAAGTGCCGAAAAATGTGATTCCATTCTGCAATAAATAATTGGCTCCGATGGCGGCTTCCCGAGGAAGTTCAGTCATTGAGTTCATCCGCCACTTCAAAAACTCACTCACCATCTTTGCACTGCCAATGTCGGAACTTTCGACGGGAGCGGCTACAAGGTTAGCCTGTGACAGCGATTGCGAAAGAAGGGCTACATCCCCATCGATTAAAGGATTAACAAGTGATGGCTCGAGATCAGAGCTGCCGTCCCAAGGGAAGGCTTCCGGTCCATTCTTCTTCCCGCTTCCATCCTTGCCCGCCCATTCATTGAACCGGCACTCCCTGGCCTCTTCAGCCTTATCCATCCAAAAGGACAGATTTGCTTTCGCATCATTAAATTCATGCTTTATAGCATCTACATCAGGCCCTTTTTCATCAAACTCCTGTACTTCTAATCCATTTTCACTCATTGATTTTCCATTGTAACATTATTTTTTTAAGTTTTTTCAGTGCCTCTTTTTCCACCCTGTGAACCGCCACTATTGGCACTCCGATAAATTCGCTAATCTCCTTGAGCGTGTACGCTTTCGGGTCTCTTCCCGAATCCATTGCCGCCAAGCCCTCCTCAATGACCATCTCTCTGAGCATCGAATCGATCCTCTTTTCCGTCTGCTCATACGATTCGATACAGATCATCCTCGACCTTTTTAACTAAAACCTGACTCTTCGGCGGGCGGTTGTCCTGTGGCCGCTTAACGCATCGAGCAACCCCTTCCCGATCATCAAAGTAAATAAGCATTAAGCGAGGATTGGGAACCAGTTTAAGCACCCTCGCCATAACTGTCTCCGATTTAGCCGGTAAATCCTCATCCTTTGCAGATTCCTTCCAAAATCCAATGCAAGTCCCCTTTGGGATGCCCGTCTGCTTAGTTATCTTCGCCCAGCTTATCCCGCTTTTACGAAGCTCAACCACTTCCTCACGCTGTTCCTCGCTCCACTTTCGATTTGTTGCCATTTAATACGATCCTCCACCGCTTGAAATTAATTCCTCCTCGTGAAAATATTCAAAATTGCCGATGCAAAAATATCTACAGACATCAACAAAATCTTTTGAAAAATCCTTCAAGTTTCCGGGAGTGTAAGCCTGAAGACAACTTATGAGATTTTGACATTCATCCGAAAACATCAATTTGGGCTTATTATCCAAATCCATCGGTTTATCGCGGTCCCATGCGAGTAAATTATTGATTGCCTGAAGTCCTGTCTCGATGTCTAAGGCTTCCGCCGGCTGAACGATAATATCTTCATCCGATAAATCATCTATAATGTTGGAACTGCCTTCCGCTTTCTGATAACTCGCCGCTCCTAAACGAGGGTCGATTATGCGGATGACCTCCTTATCCCCGCATATCTTCTCCATTCGTCTGATTTCATCGGCATAATCCTTTAATCCGTACCCGTTTGGTTGGGCGGCCTCGCCAGCGGACAGCTTGTCCTTAGTTAAGTCAATCCACCCTCCCCAGGTGTCGAAGTCAGGGAACTCCTTAACTGCCCAGGCTACCCCGTGAGGATCGATTGCAAAGAGGACCATTGTCCAAGGTTTTGCTCCCGCTGGGTCGATGGATAATACCCAGTTTGCTTCGGAGAAATCGGGGAGATTTTCAGCCTGTACATAGTTGCGGTCCGTCAAATTTTTGAACACGGCTCTAGACTGGCGCACAGGGACTCCGTATGCCCGACAAAGTATCGTTTCCCGCTTCTCTCCCTCTAACTGATTCTTCATCGCCGCCCAACCGCCAAAGGGATTCGCCGCTGTGTGAAAATACACCACTGAACTGGCTTTGCGGATGGGTTGTTGAACGAGGGGGACTTCCTCGCCGTCCAATAGGTCCGCTTTCGTTGACTCTATGGTGCGGGCACCCGTGAGCATCGATTTGACTACGCTGTTCCATCCGTCAACGGCGGTGAAGGAAATTAAACCACTTGCCGGCCTAACAATTCCATCACATCTACTTGCATGGGAGCGAGTTACACATCTAAATCTAAGGGTGTTGACCCATGACATAGGTACAAGTTCATCTGCCCAAAATCCAATATTATGAGTGCCGGCTACCGGTGGAGAGGGACATCCGATCTCTCCTCCTTCAATAGTACTGATGTCCTGACTCCAATTTCTGAAGATACACTGACTTTCGTTGGGCAGAGTGAACTTAGATGCGGTAAAGCCGTTTTTTAACGAAAAAACGAGATATCCAACCTTACCTCTGCCTAATCCTTTTAACTCTTTTGGGAGAGCATCGAAAACGAGCTTCTGTTGGAATTGCACAGAATTTGCAGAGGTTTCTGTTAAGCACCAAATAATTGTACCAGGGTTTTCAACGAGGGATTGAACTACTCTTCGAGCGCAAAAATGACTCTTGGAACTACGGTTGCCTCCCATAAGAAGAATCTCCGAGTGATTTTTTAACTGATCATCTGCTCGTTTCCAAATGTCTAGTTCGAAGCCATATCTATAAGGATCATCCTTTTCGAGCTTGATTGCTTCTTCCCTCTTCTCCCAGTATGCGAGGATTGATTCGGGGGTCATCGACAGCATCTCATCGGAGGTTAAGGCTGGTAAGGCTGGATGCGGTGTCCATGAAAGTGGCATAATTTTATTGTAGCAGATGGATTGGCGAGTGGTACACCTGGTGAGGCAATTTATTAAAATTAGTGAAATTTTGTTCGGACATCCTGATAATCAGGGGTTTAAGATTTAATCCTAGCATATTCCAGCATAAGCTAACATATGCTAACATGAGCTAACACTATGTGGAGCAATGTGGAGGAATACGTGGAGCAATGTGGAGCAATTTGTGAAAATTTTTTCATGGGCTACAATCGGTCTCGGTGACCGGCGGGCCGCCCGATCCGACCCCCCTCCCCCCCTGTTGGCGATTGACTGATATAATTTTACAAACTGCACGATCCATTTGCGTTTTCATAAAGCATTAATAATCAGCTATTTAATATTTACACTAATTTCGTGCAAGAATGATTATGTCTAATTCTCCTTGACTGATTTCTTATTGAGATTACTTTCTCAATTGCTTACACCGATAAATATTTAAAAATTGAAAAGTTATTCGTGCATTAGTTTTTATGCCTACTGAAAAGAAGAGAGTTGCGATAGAAGCTGATAACCTTCCAGCTAATCTTGCAGTAGAGGAAACCTGTCCAGCGATCTACACCGCTCAAGGTTTATTCGATAAGAGACCAGGTGACTATGCAAAGTTGGTTCAAATGCTTACGGATGGAATACCGGTCACTCGGATCAAGAAAGAGTTGAAAGTATCCCACAATACTATCGCTGTGGTTCGGTCTCGAGAGAAAGAGGTGATCGATGCATCGAAGAAAGTAATGAGAGGATTGATCGGCCATGCTTCACAGCTTGCAGTCGAGAAGATGATCGAGAAGCTAGAGAATGATGAAATACCAAACGGAGTCCTACCAATCGCCACAGGCATCCTAATCGACAAGCACAGGCAGTATGAAGGTGAGCCTACTCAGACTATCGAAGTGAAGAAATCTCTCAGCCTGGATGAGATCCGAGCCGAGCTTGCCAATCTGAAGGATGAAAAAGTGGTTGAAGCTGAGGTTACAGATGTTTAAGAGATAAGCATGGAAGATTTCCCTTGGAATAAAGAACCCGATCAGACACATAACAATTCGGATCTCACTGAGACCGAAAAGAAACTTGAAGAGGCTCATCAGAAAATCAGATATGAAATGGATATCCGATCACATCCGCATTATGGTTTAACTGATTTTGATCCTGAGCAACCCGACATAGTTTTATCAGAATAGCGTTTAAAGCCCCGTAGAGGACGCTCAGAGCGTTTTTAGCCTCCAACCTATACAATCTACCACGCTAGGGTATAAGACCGCCAATCCCGCCATTCCTCTGAATGCCCTCCTTGACGGCATTGGATTTTCATCGAATGCCCTCCTAGCTGTGATTGGATTTAGTCTGAGTGATACCGAGTCTAGTATTATCTGAGCGATTATATTAAGGCTAGCAGATAGATGCCTTGAACGAGTGATACCTGTTCTGCCGGTTAATCGGTTAGGCTGATGATTGATTTTATTCTCCCAATCGAGTGAGCTTGTAGGCTGGCCATGTAGTGGGAGGTGTGCCGGCTTCAGCGGATGGGCTTTGCCTGTGTGGCCTGTCAAGGGCCACAGGCTAAGCGCAAGCCTCCCACTACTAACAGCCTTTCCACCTACTGAGAGTAGTGTGTGTTTTATATTATAAGGGCACACACTACCACTCTTCTGACTATTTAATTGCACTATTCTGCTTTTAGCTTCAGCTTCAGAGAATAGGTATTTGAATTGTTTGGACCATTCTTTTCGATCTCAATTTGGTCTTTTGTCATCTTCAAAATCTTATCAAATCTTTCCCTGGTGACTTCGTTATTGGTTTGCTTTTGGAGTAATTCAATTGCTCTGTTTTTGCCGGCAATCGGTTTATCCTTTAACAGCTCGAGGAACTTATCGCATAAAGCCTCATTAATCTTTTTTTGAATTGAGGAGGTTTGACCAGGCTTTCTGAACTTTGCCTCGAGGTCGGGTTTATGCTCGAAAAGGGGGAAGGTTTCAGCGGAAAATTCGAGGACTTTTGGAGGTGAGAATGGACAGTTTCGGGATGTGGTTTCGAGGATAAGGTGTTCCTCTTCCTCATGGGATGTCAGGGTAAGGATGGCATCGGGATCTCTTGCGAATACACCTGATCCACTTGCTCTATCGATATGATCTGTTTCTGACTTATTCCCCTTGGAGAAGTGGTGGGCGAAGACTATGGCGGCTCCTGTTTCCTCGGAGAAATCTTCGATCAGATTGACTATTTCGCCTACTGCCTTGGCATCGTTTTCGTCTATACCGGTTGCCAGCTTATAGTATGGATCGAGGATAATAAGGTCGTAGTTTCTCCTTTCGACTCGGATCTTGGTTAGGAGATCCAACAATTCTGTCCGATGGCCTCGAAGTGGCCAATAGTCCAGGTAGTAGTTTTTAGGTATCTCTCCCTTAAACATGGCCTTGGCTACTCGCTTTATCCGATCCGTACCGAAGTATTTCTTCAGCTCGAAGTCGAGGTATAAGACTTTACTCTGCTTAACCGGCATCCCCAGCCACGGCATCCCACTGGATGCGGCGATGGCCAAGTTAATCAAGGACCATGTTTTACCGGCTTTCGAGGAGCCTGATATAATCATCTTACATCCTTCATGCAGACAGCCCTCGATAATCTCTTCCAGCTCATTGGCGGGGTTCGTGGCGAACTCCATGCATTGACCGAACGACATAATGTCGGGTAATGGCTTGGGATCGTCATTCCTCGTCTCTATTGAGCGGTTTGGCATATTGGTAACAGTGGGAGAGTCGAGCATATACTCGAGTTCTATGGCTTTTACTTGTGCTTTATAATATGGGTCGTTTTCAGGTCTCATCTTTTTTTATGTTATTTTTGATTAATGTTAAAATTATTTGGGGCTTTAAATTTATGTGATTTCTGACAATGAATATAGCATCCCCTTCGTTCATCCGCTTGGCCATTTCAATCGCTTTGACCGGCTTGATGCCCAGTCTTATAAACCTTCGAACAATCTGTGCTTTGAGTAGGGTATTAATCATTCCCGCCAAAACAGAATTGGTTGAATGGCGGAATACTTCTCGCCCTTCTCAGTCTTCGGTTTTCTCGTTCCCCAAGGGAGTCGGACTAGGCCGAGGGGAGAATTATAAATCGATGGATCGGCTCCGAGCTTCATGGACATATGTTTAAACTGCTCGGCTTTACCAGGTATCCAGTCGTACCAGCAGTGTAGACTCTGACCGCCTGAATCGACTATCATCTTGAGGGGGCAGATGGCTTCGAGGGCAAGTGCTGGTCCAATCTGTTCTGCCTTTGTCCAAGTGGGATCGTCAATCTCGTGGACTAAATACATCCGCTCACCAGCATTCTCCTTTTGCCGAGGACCGATATCCTTGAATGGATTGTAAGAGATAAATTCCATCTGCCCTACCCCTTGGGAAATCCCCCAATCGCCCGCTGACTTGATCATGGTATTATATTTATCCGCCTGGATATTTATCCATTGGTCGGGCTTAAAGAGTTTGGAAACCGCCTCCTCAGCATTCAAAGGAATGGCGGAGGAGCGTAGTTGTAGCATTTCGAGGTCTTCGGGCTTACCTTTTGATTTGGATGATATACCAGTATCAATAGATACTTTCTTGGATGGACTGATAATCTTCTCGCCTGAAAGGATTTGATATGCACCGGTTAATGCGTTTCGGATCTCATTTGGTTGGAGTGGTCGGCGGGTAAATTCCTTGGCTACCTCGAGGCAATAGTCATGTGCTTTCTCAAAGTCTGACTGATGGGTTGCCACTCGAAGGGTTAGGCGGGCAATAAAGAGATGATGGCCAAAGTCACCTTGCGGGAGCCGGTCGAAGAACCCCGCCATGTCTGCGGATAGGATAGCCATTATTCTTTACTTTCCTCTTTTAAAAACTTAGCGATGTAGTCGGTAATTTTTCCTATGGCCTGAGATTCTATCTGCTGGATAGTCTTTCTGTGAATCCCCGCCTTTTCCGCCAGTTCTCGTTGGGAGAATCCATCGTGATCGTCAGGAACTTTCTGAAGCATATTCCTGAGCTTGGCATCCACCGCCATCTTTTGGATGGTATTATCTGCCATCCTCCACCGACACCCATTCATCGATCATACCGCTTGGAAGTCCCGCCTCGGACACATGGGTATCATTTTCATCCGGTTCATATCCTTTCCTCGAGATATGGATTAGGGAGGTAAGAACCTCGTGGGTATTCCCCCATCTTCTAATCGCCCATGCCTCGTTTGGAAATCGGATGTCATCAAAAACGATAGTTTTCTTACCGATGTATGGCTGTGCTATTTTATAGGCTATATCCACCCATACATTCGGATAGACTTTTTCCCTCCCCCATTCTGTGCCGAGAGACTGTAAAAGTCTTCGGGCATTTAATTCTGCTGGGAATTGGGGGATTGGTTCTTCCTTAAAATTTAAATACTTCTGACCAGGTAGTATGACCTTCAGCATTTCTTTTATGGGAGTGGCGAAGGATAAAATGACCGCTCCTTCGATGGTCTTGGCGTAAGTGGATTTACCAACGCCCTTGGGGCCGCATAGGCCGATTATTTTTGGTTTCATAGTGTGTAGATTAGTGATTCGATTAGTGTTAAAACTACTGCAAAAACGATGTAGAAAAACATCAGCGTGGCTAAAACGAACAGGACGATAAATCCGATAGTTTCGAGGAATTTCATGCGTGTTGCCTTTCGTGGCATGATCGGCAAACGGATACTAATTCCCATGCCGGTTCACTGCCTGGAGATTGATTATAAGATTCGTAGGTCATATGATGGACTTCAGTCGCTTGTCTTTTGAGACAGCACTGGCAGATGTTCTTATCTCGTTGGAGAATTAAACCTCTTTTATCCTTCCAAACCTCCGAATTGAGATATCTGTTATATGAATCCTTCCACTGTAAATGCTCTTCCTCCTTACGGGCTTGCCGAGCTTTAAGCTCTTCCTGAATTTGATTCTGTCGTTCGATGTTTTTTTGATTCTCATATTCTTTAGCCTTATCTTCATCGATAACTTCAACTCCAGTCGGGGGATAATCCGCAGTCAGCACCCCGCAAGCCCCGCAAAGGAGGCATTGCTTCTTATGGCTAATGCCACTCCCTTGCGAGTAGTACGGATGGGTTTTAACTCTGACCCAGCGACTAGGCTCATCGCACTGCTTAAACGATATTGCTTTGTGGCATCCCATCCTTAATCCTTTTAATCTCTCTCCTCGCTTTGGTCGGATAATGTTTCAGCTAATTGCCTAAGTCTGGCCTTAAACATCTCGTTAATTAATACCTCAAACTTTTTGGCAAACTCCTCATGGGTTTCTTTCGGCAAAATCTTGAGCCAAGGATTAATTGTGTCGCTGATTAGTTTTTTTAGTTCTTCCATATTTAGTAGTGGTTTTTGATTTCCCCCTCTGCCGCCAAGGGGAGCCCTGGCAAATAGAGAGGTTCTTCGGTTAATAGTTTGATCATTAAATCGAGTGCCGCTTGTCCCTCATTCTCCGCAACTTCGACTGTGACCGAATCGTGGACATGGAGGACAACAGGGAGTCCAGCGGCTTCAATCTTGAGGAGCGAATCCGCCATAATATCTCTCGCTGTTGCCTGGACTAGGTTTTCGGTAAGCAAGCCCCCATATAATTTCATCGACCCTTGCCCTCTTACCTTCTGACCGGTTAATTCTCGGCCATTATCTTTTACATTAAAATATCTGATCACATTGCCGGATCTCATGTGCATCACTGCACACTCGGGAGTCTGCCTTGCCTCCTCTCGGATGTGGTCTTCACACTTTTTCCAAAGCTCGACAATTTTTGGATTCTGCTGGCGGAAATCTTTGACCTGTTTTCGGCTCTCAGAATCGGTCATTTTTAATTTCCCACCGGTCAAAGCCTGTGCCACTTGGCCGAATTTCTTTGGTCCGCATCCATAGCCCAAGCCCAACACACGAGCCTTACAGAGATGGCGAAGTTCGGGGGCTAAATCCTTCATTGGTTCATCCTCGTTGTAAAGTCCAGTCGCTCGGCCATGTGCCTCGTATAAGTCGATCCCGCCTCTGACCAAACCAAGGAAATCAAAGTCCCCGCACAAGTACGCTAAAACACGGGGTTCTATTTGTGAGAGATCCGCAGAGACCATGACTCTGCCTTTACCAGGAGTCAGACATTTCTTGGCCGATGTACCTTCCACCTCGTCCCGAGGAATGCCCTGAAAGTTTAACCCGCCCGCTCCACTCCAGCGACCGGTATGCGGCGCACCGCAGTACTTCAGACGGGTGGAAACTCGATGGTCGGGTCGAACTCGAAGGATCATAGCGGTGTAGGTTTTATTGGCCTTATTCGCTTTCCTCCATCGGCTCATTGCATCAAGGATTGGGGCATATTGTGGATTCCTAGCCTTCCATAAAATGGTTTCCTCATCACCTTCATTGGTGGAGACAGGAGGCTCGACATTCTGCATCTTTAAATAATCTGCCAATGCCATCGGAGATGTTGGCTCCCCGCCCTGTGGACCGACCCAAGGGAGAAAGTCTTCGACCTCTTTCATGATCTCCTTGGTCTTATTAATATACTCCTGGCAAAGTTTCTGATCGATTGCCATCCCTCGGCTTGCAGTCCTTCGGGTAAATGCGGACAATAGAAATTCCTTTTCGGGGAAGGATAATTTTAATTCATTGTAAATGCGAATACACGCTCGGGAATCGCCGAGTGCATACTGCTTAAACGATTCATTCTGAAAGATCTCCTCGGGTCGCAATCCGCTCATTTCATTACGGGCATCCTTGTTCAACTCCTCGCCAAATAGTTCCTTATAACATCCCGCCAATGACCTCGGCAACTGATGCCAGCTTGCCATATCCGCCGTGCAAATCCATTCCTTGGGAGTGAACTGTGGCATCTGCCCCCTCGCCATTGCCATTCTGCAACATACCGAATCAAACTCAGCATTATGGGCGCAGATTGATTGGCCGTTTAAGCGTTCGACCGGTAAGTCCCTCGGATCTCCTACCCATTCAAATCCGTCATCGGCTACCAAGGAAACAATGGTTACTCTGAAGTCAGGGTGCTTGGCATATCGGTCGAGTCCCATCGTGGCCACTGAGTAACTCTTCGACCAAACTGTTTCCACATCCAGGGCGATCAATTCCGATCCTCCTTTAAAATTGTTTCTGCGGACATTACCGCATTCTGTAGAGTCGGATATTCTAGGACTGGTAATTCGGACTTATCGAAAGTCACCGCCCAAACCATCTTATCCAAGTCGAGTAGGATGTCCGCCTGTCTGCTTCCCACCTTTACGACTACTTTCTCCCCTCGAGGTAAGCCTCTGCCCATTTTAAAGTCTGTATTCATTTCTCCCCCTTCATGGGTTTAAGCTCAGGTGCTACTGCCGGAGCCTTGGTTGTCATTATTGGCGTGTTATACCCATGTGGGTTGGTTAGATAGCCCTTATGATGAAGGGGCTGTTTGAGTTGTTTCTGCATTTTATTTCGTTTCATTTAATACCTTTCCAATCTGTTTGCCTATCCACTCAGCCACATTGACGGTGACGGCATTGCCCATCGCCTTGTAGCGTGGACCATCTGCCTGTTTGACCACCTTGCCGGTAGCCTTCCACTCGTTCCCCTCAAGGATCAGTTCCATCTTTTCGGCTGTCCAATTATCAGGGAATCCCTGTAGGCGTTCGCATTCGATTGGAGTGAGTCGGCGGACGGTTAGGTTTTCTCGGACTCCCATTTGCAGATTGCTCGACTCCGAGTTCATCTGACAATTTATCGTCCCACTAATATCTCACTCCCTCCGCCTAAATCTCCGCCTTGGCTTCGCAGAGTTCCGCATCCTTGTTCGTACCCTCCGAAGCTACTCGCTGTAAAGCCCGCTCCAGCATCTCCGGCAGTTCCTTTCCCCGCTTCTCGGCTCGGCGCAGGATGCCCTGGCAGGCTTTCGGTGATAGCGAGTATTTCGTCAACGGATTCGCCTCCAAAATCTGAGACAATGAACACGCGCTTCCGTCTTTGGGCCACACCGAAATACTGGCTGTCGAGTAACCTCCATCCTGTTTCACAAGCCCCGCAGTCGAGTAGCTCTCGGATGCACCTTGCAAGTGCGACACCATCATCTGCACTGAACAGCCCGGCAACATTTTCTGCCAGTGCAAAGCGTAGCCCGCATCCTCGGGTTCGCAGTTCCCGAATAAGTCTAGTTGCTTCATAGAATAATCCTGATCGTTTTCCATCTAATCCCTCTCTTTTACCGGCCACGCTCAAGTCCTGGCATGGAAATCCGTATGTTATAAAATCCGCATCGGGCAGATCATCCGCCGATACTTTTGATACATCGCAGAACAAGGGAACATTCGGCCATCTGTGCTTTAATACACCCGCCGCATTCTTATCCCATTCCACTTGGGCAACGCATTCATGCCCCGCCTGTTCCATGCCTAGATCGAATCCACCGACCCCGGCAAATAAACTGATAAATTTAGCCATCTATCTTTTTCCCTTTGTTTCTGAAATCTAATTCATGCTTGGCTTTTGGGCGGACCCTCGGAATTTTGGTCCTAACGATCCGCCCATCTTCGTAAGCCAGTTGGTTCTTTGTCCAAAAGAGGTCGTAAGCTTGTTTGACCTCGAAATGGAAACTGTACCAAGCATCCGGATTCATTCCCCTAAGTATTTCTCTATTTCCTTATCTACCTTGCGGAGATCCGCCGTAATTAGATTTAATACATACCTGGACACGCCTTGTTTCTGACTATAAGACCGCCTTTTCAGGGCTTCCTTAATTTTATCAGGCATATTCACGCAGATATTAGTCTCCATCACCGAGTCGGGCAGAAGGTAGCTCTTACTCTTGAATCTCTTCATCTTCTTCCTCCTCTTCGGGTTTTGGATTCCGCCAACCTTCTCCCCGCCTTCTCCGGCGATCGGCAATGAGTTCGTCGTGGTACTCGTCGTGCTCATATTCCTCATCCATTGTTGGCATGGGTTCGGGGGTCATATCCTTTCAGAGATCTCCATACTTCGCAGATTGAGCGAAAAACTTTCCATGCTTTGGCTAAGTCTTCAGGGCTGTAGCGAATTACTTCAAAGCGACCTTTTTCCGTGCTAGATATAAAAGCATTCGCTCCATGTACCCGATGGTTCAGAACATTTTCCTCGCCCCAATAGCAAGCGGCATATGCCGCAATCTGATGAATCTGAAAATCATATGCGGTTACTTTCTTTCCCTCTTGAGTCTTACGAGTTTTCCAGTCGAGAATGAACATCTGATTATCTTTCCCACGACCTACGATATCGACTGTTCCCGCATACCCATGAGCTTTTGATACGAGCATTAGCTCAAATTCGATGAAGGACAGTTGGTTTTCCTGTTTCCAATCGAGAGCGGGTTGGATGTATTCCAATAACTCATCCGGTATATGCTTCCCTTTCCAATAGGACTCGATTGCATCGTGAACTTTAGTGCCAAAGTCTGCCGCTTCTTCGACAGGTTTTTCATGCTCAACGAGGCATCGGTTTGCATAGTCTTCGTAACTTTCGCCGGCTTTCGGAGGATTGCTGAATGCTATATTAAGAAGCTGATCCTGTTTCCAGCGGTCAAGACCTGGCTTGGCAAACAGGCCAAGAAGAGTTGTAACCGATGGGTATAATCCCAATTTCTTGGCATCTCGGAGAGTTGTATTCCGTTCACCATCTCCCTTGGCTAGAGGCATGGTGTGCATGGCCTTCCCTTCGGAAGTGTACCAATGCCCACCACTACCTCTTTTCGGTTTTTCTGTAAGAATAGCCACGGATTACCTCCTTTCCGCATCGGTATAAAAAGTATACCAGGTGGATTCCTCTTTTCAGATATTTCATTTAATCTGTTCTCCCACTTTACGGATTATTGCCCCAAACTCTCGGTCGCATTCGAGGAAGTCCTCAATTCGTTTGCAAGTGTGCGTGACATTGGAATGGTTGCGGTTAAAAATCCTTCCCGTCTCTTCCACTCCTTTAATCTGCCGAGTGAAATAAATAGCGATCTGACGGGCGAGGGAGACCTTTTGAGTCTTCCCCCGCCCCTCGATCTCATCTACTTTCACCCCCACAGTGTTAGCCGAAATCCGTTTAATATCTTCAATCGTCATGCTCATAGAACCATGTCGGCCATTATTGCCGCCCAACCGATGATTAGTAATATAGCTATCGGGTTCATCAGAATGGTACATTTTCAGGTGCTGGACCGGTGAACTGTGTTCCCATTGTCTGCTGTTGCGGAGCGGGCTGTTGTACAGGTTGCTGTACGGCGGGAACCGGTTGAGGCTGATCAACATTCACAGTCGTATTAGTTTGAACCGGCTGTTGCTGAATCGGAGCTTGCATCGGTTGAACCGGTTGAACCACGGGAGCCTGTTGAATAGGTGCGGGTGCTTCGTCCCCTGTTGGGATGACAAATCTTGATCTGTCAGGTATCTGTGCTTCCATGCCCGCCATTACTGGCATAATGGCCGTGATATCTGCATACTCCCGATTTTTTTTGCTAGTCTTATGCATGATGTTCAGAGTTGCTCCCTTACCGACCATGCTCTCGGTATCAAATCCGCCAAATGGCATTGTCCCGTTCCAACTCGTTAAAGTCTTAAACAACTTACTCTTTTCGTTTAAGCTGATTGTCATTTCACCGGTTTGAATCATTGTCCCATCGGGAAGGCCGAATAAAAAACGGCAGAAGTTCTTCGTTTCAATTATGCTCGGATCTTCGTAGGAAGGTCGCTGAATGTTCATTGAGTCTTTAACCGCCAAGCAGACTGCAAATGTCTGTCCTTGCGGGGCGAGTGTAGTTAGAGGCCAACCGGTTATAGGTCCGCTTCCGTTCGATGATTGCTGTAATATAGCCATGATATTTAGTTTTCTATCTCCATTTTTACGGGTGGAGGCCCATTGTTATTGATTAATAAGAAAGTGTCTTAAAATGAGGATCGCATCGGCAGTCTTGAGGGTTATCCTCCCATTGGTATTGGGGAAGAATCGCTTGGCATGGTTCATCAGAACTTTCTTCCGCTTGTTTGAAGTTAAGCCCTGAAGTCCGCTTAATCCTTTTTGCCATTCCTGTGGGCGGACAAGTGTGAAAGGTATTTCTGCCATCCGAAGTACCCCTTGAATAAATCCATAGTTCTCGCCTAGTTTGAATGAAGATGAGCTAGGAATCATCTTACCAGCAAAAGGCGGAACCAATTCGACCACTGCCTCGAGCGATGTGACATCGGGGTGATCTTTGAGGTCTTGAATATGCTCAACAAATTCAAAGTCCTCACCGAGGGTATGCAGATTAATGCTGTGCAATCCACCCCAACCGATTGCGTAGCCGCCTGACTTACCTGGATCAATTCCGATGGTGACCTTCATGCGACCTCCTCGGAAAAGATAGCAATTACTTTTCGGACATCGGAAGCTAGGTAGTGCTGACCTCTTTTCCTGATTCCAAACTCTCGCTTGAAAGCATTGAGAGCCTTATCAGAATTTAATCTGAATATTTCTTTGACCTCATTCTTAGTGAGGAATAAATTGTGATATTGGTTTAAATTAGTTTCCATTTGCCGGTTAGTGTGAAACCGGCTGGAGATTTAAACCTTCCTACTTATTCAGAAAATGTGTCTGCCTAGGAAGATAATGCATATTGTGCGAAACATAATACGCGCCAACCGGTCGTTTATTAATAATTTTAAAGAACTTATTCAGCCCATCCATTGCTGAACTATTCGCTTTAAAACCATATCGGCACATTGTGTCAATAAAAAGATTAAAATAAGTTAAAAAAAGTG